ACTCCAAATTTGCCTCACAAGAGACGTTATGCTTTGAAGCGTCAATCTATGTCGATGGTGTCCGGCGTGGTCTTGTGGAGAACAGCGGGCGCGGAGAGTGCAACCACGAGCATTGGATAGATCGAGATTTCGGTCAAAAAGTATATGAGTACATAAAAACATTGCCAGAAGTGCCATTGCCGTGGGACGAGACCGAGACCGTGTCCCAAAGCCTGGATTTAATTATTGATGAGCTAATGAACGATTGGCTTGCGGGTCAAGAGGTTAAGAAACAACTCCGCAAGGGTTTACTGGTAGTCGACAATAGCTGTGAGGAAGGGCAGTACCATATATTCACTCACCCCATGCTCAAAACAAACCCTGAGGGCTTGTTCAATCACCTGAAGAGAGAGAAAAAAATCGATGACGATGCGATCTGTTTGAATCTGCTGCCCATCGAAGAAGCGGTGCAAGTGTATCGCATGATTTAAACGTCTTAGAAAGGAGAATGAAAGTGTCAAAAGGGCAAATAGCTTTAAGAGTGCTGTTGTTTATAGTTATGACTTTATTAGGTCTAGGATCGAGTTAGGAGGAAATGATGCAAATTGATACAGATGCACCAGTAATTAGTAAAGAATTAAGCCAAGTAGAGTTACAGAGAATTTGGGATACCAGTTTGCTAACGTGTTGGAAGGCGGATTCAAGCGGGTGGTCTATAGTCACGGGATTCCTGAAAGGTATTGAGTCAGACCTTGCGGGAAAATTCGAGGGGGGCAATAAGCTCACAGACGCTGATTTTGCTGAGGTAAAAAACTCATTGGTTTCGTATCAACTTTCCCGGTGTTTGGATTGGGGGACTGATGGTCAGCTAGAATTTAGGGGAAGCAAAACAGCTAGAGCGTTCGTTGCAGAGCATTGTGAGCGACTAAACACTTGTCTTTGGTCGGGCAAGCACACGAACGAAGCACTTCTGGAAAGTATAAATAACTTCAAGTGGCTCAGGAAAGGAAGGAAAGTACATAAGGCGTTAAACACTAAATATAAAAAAATACAGCGCGCTAGTGTGAATATTTCAATTAAAGCTAGAAGCCTCAGCAAAAAACACGACTGGGAAACTGTGAAGTGAAGGAGAAAATGATGCAAATTGATACAGGCATACCAATGCCTATAAGTAAGCGCAGTAGGAAATATCCATTTTTGGATATGTCGGTAGGGGATAGTGTGTACTTTGAAGAGGAGGACGTTAACGGTAAAGCGTACAGGGCAGCGATGTCGACAGGTACGCGACACGGCTTGCGTTTTGTTGCTCGCAGGGAAAACAATGGTTTAAGAATCTGGAGATCAGAGTAATGTTAGTGGTAAACACGCAGGAGAATGCAGACAAGCACCTTGAGTTGATGAAGTTTGTCGACAAGGTGCAAGTAATAAACTTTCTTAAGAACGCTATTGATGACCCTAGCGGTACGGTCGACAATCTCGTCAACTATCTGCACAAAGCGCGAGTGGATTCGTATAACATCGGTGCAGGAAAAACTGATCCCGTTAATGGTTTAACCAAACGCCACGGAGAAAAAGATGAGTAAGGGAAGCAGACCCCGCCCACTGAGCGTGAGCCAAGAAAAGTTCAACGATAACTTTGACCGCATATTCGGTAAGAAAGCCAACGTCGAAACCCTCACGATTCGTGTGTCAGGGACAACAGGCCAAGGATCAACCCTCTCGCCTGAAAGCGTTGTGCTTGAGATTAGCCCGAAGGAGCAGGATGAATGACTACGACCCGAATTGATGTTCTTACGCCAACAGAACGCGACCGTTTGCGGGCAGAATTAGAACGTCAGGTACAGGAGTACAAAGCCAACGGCGGAGTGGTGACTGTTTGTCCTCCACGCGCTTTTAGTGAAGCTGACCCTGATGCCCCCAAGAGAAAGTTTGATCGCCTCATGCGACCAGACTCGTTAACCGATCCAACCAACCGAGATATCGGGGCGCATCGCCCTGCTCACAAGAAAGGAGAAGACGCATGACTTTAAGAGAAGAATTAGAAGGGCAAGTATTTATGATCGCTCAGGCGCTTGTCGCATCAGGCAAACACACGAACAGGTATGAGTTGGCTCGTGAGGCTGTTTTGGTAGCCGTCGCCGTCAAGGACGAAGTAGAGGAATTTGTATTGGGCGTGTTGTCCGAGGGATCTAAACCTGCTCAGGATGAACCCGCATAAAAGTGTTTTATGGCGCATTAATTAAGGGAAAACAGGATGTACGAATACGACTGTAGGATTGTTCGAGTTGTTGATGGAGATACCGTGGATGTTGACGTTGATTTGGGTTGGTCTACTTGGCGTTGCGGTGAGCGCATACGTCTTTATGGTATTGATACTCCAGAGTGCCGCACACGAGATGCAGAGGAAAAGGCTGCCGGAGTCTTGGCAAAGGAGTTTGTCGAGGAGACACTGCACGTCGGAGGAACGTACAAACTAACTACCAAAGAGAAGGGTAAGTTTGGGCGGTACTTGGGTGTTATAATGTTAAGCGACAAGACTTCAATAAACGCCGCACTAGTAAGTGAACACCTAGCCGTGCCTTATTTTGGCCAAAGTAAAGTCCGTGTACAGGAGGCGCATTTAGCTAATCGAAAACTTTTAAAAGAAATGGGAAGGCTATGAAAATTTTTAGAAAGGAGAAATAAAATGGAAGAGGAAAAAGCAAAGCTTGCGGTGCTATCAGGTATAGCCATGCATGCACTCTTATCAAATGATTGCAACAACCGTTTAGATAGGGCTGACATCGTTTCCCTTTCGGTAAACATAGCTAAAGAGATGCTTGAAGAAATTGATGAAGCCGTAGAAGGAGGTAGAGATGATTAGTCCATTGATGTGCCTGGCAACCGCCATTTACTTTGAAGCCCGTAATCAGCCCTTAGAGGGTCAGGTGGCTGTCGCTCAAGTGATCCTTGAGCGACGAGACGATCCCAATTACCCGGATACAGTGTGTGGTGTGGTGACGGCAGGGGGCGAGTATAGGAACAAATGCGCGTTTAGCTTTTACTGCGATGGTAAACCAGAGAAGATAGTGGACGAGAAAGCTTTCTTTATTGCCAAGTCCATAGCTTGGAATGCATTAACCGGACACATCAAAGACGTTACCGGAGGCTACGCGACTCATTATCACGCCAACTATGTTCAACCTTCGTGGGCTGTCGTTTTAAAGCCTACAAAGGTAATTGGCGATCACATTTTTTACAGGGAGAATGACCGTGGTCCGTGGTCCGGGTGGAATTAATGAACAACCTCACCCTCTTCAATCGAACTATCCTGCGAGTGCATCAAATAAGTGACTTCTACCGTTTTCATGAAGACACTTTCAGGTAGCCCTATTTCTAGGGCTACACTGCACAGCATATTAGTTAAGACGCACAGGCGCTCACTGGGGCCGATGTCGGAAGTCTCTTCCATCCCTTCAATCACCGCCTCCACTTCGTCGTACATCTCCACTACTAATCGGCTGAACTCTTCAATAGTTTTCAACGACCCTCTCCCGTAAAACGGCGTCATCCCAATGCCTGCAACTGAAACAATACCAACCTCTTCGGACGGGTTCCAATTGTTTTTTAGCGTTCTCGTCGTGCCCGATTATCTGCACCATCGTTCCGCCGCAGGGGCATGGCTTCTTGCTTAGGTCTTCAGTCGTCATAGTTCATTGGCTCCGTCTTGTACCGGCCAATGATTCCGTGCTTAGCCTCGATAAGCCGAGCGAAGTCCTTAGCGAACAGCGGTGCAGGCTTAACGTGCTTGGCTGCGTCCATGTAAGCAAACATTATCTCGTCGTGATCCAAGGGTTTTTGCCCTAGCAGCTTGGCTTTAAGTCGTTTTAGTAATTGCATGATTCCCCCATTAATTCGTTGATTTGTTCAATGATGTTTGAATCATCGTCCACTTTACGTTGTAACCAAGGCGCAGGGCGCCCTCTACGGTCTAGTACAACGTAGTCCACCTCAGAATAGCCATAGAACTCTAAATCGCTGTGAGCCTCATGTACGGACATAGGAGCGTGTCTTTCGTAGTTCACCACCCCTATCTGGCAGGGAATCCCTGCTATTCGGCTGTCAAACACTGCGAGGAAGCTCATAACCTTCCTCCTGACGCAGCTTTTGTTTTAACCGTCCAACTACTTCACGTTTAGAACGACCGAAAAAAGCCAGACCGGGGTGGCCTTGGCGTTTAAGTGAAGCTAAAAACCAATCGTCTTTTATTTTTTTAACTACCATCTTATTACCCTCTTTCTTCAATTTGGTCTTCAAGGCTAAGAATCTCCGTTTCTGACAAAAGCTGCAAAATATCTACCTTACGCTTACGACCTTTCGAGCCTAGTAAATTAAAGGTTACAGAGACCAGATCAGTCTGTTCAGGCAGACCGTGTTCTATATCGGCAGGGAGAGTCTCGTATTTAACTTCGACCTCAATGGTCAAGTCTAATGATGTTTTTAGAATATTTTTCATCTTTCAGTTCCTCCCTAAGTCTCGCCGCTTGCACTGGGTCAGTTTGCTCTAGCACCTTTAAGAACTGTTCCGTGATCAGCGTTGCAGCTAACCCGCTTAAAGTGGCTTCGTAAAACTCACCTAGCTCTCGTAGCATGGCGTAATACTCTGCTCGAATGCACACAGAAACCCACGGCGTACTTCGCCGTGAGGGGGAGGGTGGCGGGACATAACCAACGGGTCTTTTCTTTCGTCGCTTTAATTTGCGTCTGACATACACACCTTTAGGCATAGTTTTCTCCTTTCTTTATAAACGTATAATATTCTAACTTAATTTAATATACGTTACCAGTTATTCCGCTGAACCCCAAGTATCTCCTACCTCTACGTCCACTTTACTAGGAACTTCAAGAGACACACAGCTCCTCATAATCTCTGCGGCAGATTCGGCTTCCTCTTTAGTATTTACCGACAGGGCTATCTCATCGTGAACGGACAGCATCATCGTAAACCCTGCTTTATGGAGCTCGACCATAGCTTTTTTTGTCTGATCCGCCGCAGAACCCTGCATTAATTTATTGAGTCCTCGGTACGTCATTGCCCTTTTAATCCGAGTTCCGTACTTCGCAGCAGCCTCTTCGTAAGGTAAAGCCTTGTTCAAGCCCCAAGCCGTCGGCTCCCACAAGGGAAAGCGGCACTTGCGACCGAGCAGTGTGCGGATTGACCCACCTGAAGCAGGGTGTTCAATACGTTTTTGTACGGCTGCGATCGTGCCTTTAAGAAATGGAACCTTGGCGTGGAACTGCGCGATAAGCTCCGAAGCTTCATCAACCTGTAAGTCCAAGCTCACGGCAAGCTTGGCTTTGCCCATTCCATACATTAAACCCAACCCTATGGTTTTTGCTTGAGAGCGAGTAATCCCTGCCATGTCTGCCACCATCTGGTGAAAGTCAGTGTCAGGGTTTTCTCGGTATGCTTCAGCCATTTTCTCGGCACCAGGTAACTCAAGCAAACTGGAGTAGTGAACCAAGAGCCGTGGTTCTTGAGCCGAGAAGTCATTCGCAGCCCATAGCTGCCCTTCTTCTGGGAGGAATAGACCTCGGATCATAGGCCCTATTATTGGGTGACGGGCAGGGACTTGTTGAAGATTAGGCTGATTCATGGACAAACGACCCGTCACCGTTCCCCCCGTCTCACCGCGCAACTGCGAGATGTGCGAGTGAATTCGACCAGTGGCTTCACTGGCATCAAGGTACGGCTGCAAGAACGTATTGTATGTCTTGTTTATCTCCCTAACCTCTACAATAGCTTTAGCTATTGGATGCTCACAGGACTCTAAGAAGGATTTAGTAAAGCTAGGGGCGCCTTTCTCTGTCTTAGGGTAGTCGATGCCCAGTTTATCAAAGGCTTTAGCAATGGATGCCGCAGCCCACATATCGACAGAGACGCCTGCCTCCTTGCGAATGTAAGCCACCATCTGCTTCTCTTTCTTCTGCATGTCGACAATAAGCTTCTTCGCACCTTCACGGTCAAAGCGTATGCCTCTAAACGTCATACCTGTGAGAATAGGCAACACCTCTGTCTCAAGCTCAAAGATGGACTCGACTTCCTCTTGTCGAATTAACACCTCCAAATGATGCCAGAGCTTTAGTGTCAGCGCCGCATCTTGGGAAGCGTAAGGGCCCACGAACATCGCAGGAAGTCGCCACATCTCTGATTTCGGGTCTACACCAAAGTCAGCAGCGGCGCGCTTCAATCCTTCCTCTGACTTTACTTCTTTGAGCATGTCAAAGCCGAGGCTGTTTAGCGCATAGCTAAAACGGTTTTCGTCTACGAGCCCCGCTGCGATCATCGTGTCTATGATCTTGCCCTCTACCTTAAAGCCAGAGGCCCACAACCAACCTAAATCGTATGCTGCGTTATGCATCACCTTAGGACAGGGCAGTAGCATGATTTCGGTAATCCACGCTTCGACTAAACGCTTATCTAAATTACCGCCGCCCTCGTGCGCGATAGGGTAGTAGCCTGACCACCCATCAATAGCTACAGCGTAGCCTATAATGTAGCCGTCTTTTCGAGGCCAACCAGGACCAAACTGTTTTAAGTTCGGGTCGCATGTCTCAAGGTCGATGGCAATCTCTTTTGCTTCCGACAAGTCAGGGAACGACTGAGGCGGAACCCACTCACTAACTGAAGGGAACATAGATACTGTTTTGTTTTCTGTAGCCATTACATGTATGCCTTTATGATTTCTGCTGCCGCTTGCGGGACGATCGCGTTACCTGCTCCGCGCAGTATGCCCACTCGATTGGGTATCCCATGAGCCAAAGGGAAAAGCGCGGGTTCAGTTGGGATGGGACGGTGTTTTCCGTCTCGGCAGTGGATGATTGTGGAGTTGTCCCAGAAGCAACTTGCTGCCCTATATTCACAGGGAAAGTCATTGAAACATTGGGAGTCGCCCACGGAGCTATGCCGTAAGCCACCCTCGGCACTGTGTCGTTCCTTTCCTTGCCGCTCTTGCGAAACCTGCTCTTGTCCAGATTGCCCGTGTCCTTGTAATCCCTGACTGAGGGAGTCGGCCACGAAGAAGAGTCTTTCTCTTTTGTGCGGGGCGCCGACGCTGCCAGATGGCAATACGACCGCCGCTGCGGCGTAACCTTCTGCCTCCAAGTCAGTTTGTAGATCGTCGAGCCATCCAAATCTAATTGCTGACGCAACCTGCTCTCCAAAGATTGTTGAAGGTCGGCACTCTCGGATGAGATTGAAGAAGACAGGCCAGAGGTGTCTGAGATCGTCTTTGCCTTTTTGATTTCCTGCGCTTGAGAAAGGCTGACAAGGGGGACTTCCTGTCCAAACAGGTCGGTCTGGACCCCATCCTGCGATCTGCAAAGCTCTTGACCATCCTCCGATGCCACAGAAGAAATGGCACTGGGTAAATCCTTTGAGGTCCTCTGGTTTGACATCGGCAATACTCCTTTCATCTACTACCCCATCAGGGATAAGACCGTCTTTAATTAACTCCCGAAGCCAAGCGGCGGCGAAGGGATCGTACTCATTGTAATAGTTCAAAACCTAAACCCCTTCTGTTCGTTCTTGGGCAATACAATGTGCAGTGTTTTTCTTGTACGGGTTACACCAACATAAAGTAAGCGATTAATGTCATCGGCGTTCCTTGCATAGTCTTTAGCAAAGCGCGGACTGAGGTCTGTCATCAACAAAACATTGTCCGCTTCGCCGCCCTTAGCTCCGTGGATCGTGGACAGTTGTATAGGGGCCTGCTCACTAAGTTTTATGCCACGGCGCAGCACAGAAATTAAGTAAGCCCTCTTGTCCTCTCCTATTTTGGTAAGTGCTTTATGCCAAACTTCATCAGTTAAAAGCCCGTGATTATCTTTTAGATTCTGCATTGAATACATTTTATCAGGCTCGGCAGTGCGGAGAGACTTAAATCCCCGCTTCACAGCCTCGGCAGGAAGGTTCTTGTAAATCTTTTGGAGTGCGTCATAGTTGATTTCTAAACCCTTTCTAAGTCTTTCCCAACCGACGACCGCCGCAACAACCGAGTCAGCAATTGACCGTTGTCCTTGGCGCTCGAAAAGTAAACCTTGGCTCTTGATCCAAGTATGTAAGTCGTTAAGCATGTAATTCGTAGAGGCCATGATGAGCCACTCACCTTTGCTTATGTCCACTTGTTCAAATTGGCTATAGTAATGTATCTCTCCTTTCTCACTTCGAGGAGACCACTTCTTTTCTTGCCTGTTCTGTATTCGATTAACTATGGTGTCTGCTAATTGGTGTACCTTAGCGGGAACACGGTAGGATTGGTTTAGTACTTTCACCTGCCCATCGTAAGAAAGGAAAGACTGCACATCTGCCCCCGCCCAATTAAATACCGCTTGGTCATCGTCCCCTGCTATGTAAGTGCGCTCTGCTTTATTTTGTAGCGCTGTCACAAGTTTCCACTGCAAACGAGACAAGTCCTGCGCCTCATCAATAATCAAAACCTTTAGCTCAGGTAATCGATCAGGAGATTCTGCTACTCGTTCAAGGAGATCGGTAAAATCCATCAGCATGTTAGCTGCTTTGAACCGACGGTATGCCCGCTCTACGAACTCGAAATGGAACCACTCAATCTCCATATCGCTTTTATTGTAGTGTGTACGCAAATCCTCACTGCGAATCCTAGCAATGTTGATTTCGTTAAGAATGGCGTTGTCTGCCTGTACTATAAAGTCCTCGCCTGTCTCGACATTCGCGCTAACCTTTAGCCCCGTCTCTTTAGCAAAAACAGCGTAGTCTGTCCCCGACATCAGATCTTTATTGCTGACACCTAGACAGTGGTAAGCCAAGCTGTGTAGTGTACGAAACCAAGGGAAATCTGTTTTAGCATTCAGGTGAGGAAACTTCTGTACCGCTCTATCACGAGCCTCAGTTGCCGCTTTGCGCGTGAACGCAAAATAACCCATGTCCATTGGGTTAGTCCCTGAAGCTAACTCTTGTTCCACGATATTTAATAAGAAAGTGGTTTTCCCTGATCCTGGTGGGCCGAACACTTTAGTAATCAAAACGGAACTCGATCACTGGCTATAGGTGTATCAAAAGGGCTGTCCTGTTTTTCAAAAACAGGGAGCTTCCACACCCGTGTTGACCTACCTTTCAGCATCAAACTACAAGGTTCTCCTCCGAGTTCCCTTAATCTTTGTGCCATCTTTGGGGCGGACATTAGACCAAAGTTGTTTCGTTTCAGGTGCGCCTCTAAATCTTTTATTCTTAAATACACTACCCTGCTGTCTTCATCAGTCCATACCCTTCCCATCAAGATTTCGTCCCTGTCCATGCCCTGCTGCAAGTGAGTGGTAAACTCTTCAACAAGATCAGCGAACCTACCTCGGATAGTAGTATCCGTAGAAGCCTCTGTTATCTGTTCTAGCTCCACCATCTCTGACAGTAGTTCATTGATGAGTTGCTCCCAGTCGCTTTTTTTAATAGTAGGGGGCAGGAGGTTAAGTCTTTCCATGCATGACTTTTGAAAAAGCAATTGGTTAAACAGGTTTTCTGTTTCTAATTCAATACGTTTTCCGTTTACATCAAGGAACCACAAGGGAGGCTCTGAAGCATACTTACTTAATGAACTTAACTGTGGGCTACCGGGGCCATCACCGCCAATGCCGTGCTTTCTTTGCCTGCACAGCGAAGGGTTACAGAAGCTTTTAATCGGGTGGTCTTTGCATTTATAGCGATAGTCTTTTCGCTCTATTTGCTTTTGTATGACTCCTAACTCTTGGAGGCCAAGAGGAGGATTAAAATATTTATGGTTAAACTCTAGCAGCTTATCTTCCCAACCAAGGGGGTATGCCTTTTTAAGATAGATGCCAATACTAAACATTCCGTTGTTTCGGGAACCTTCAGGGAAACCTTGAGTGCAAAGTGCCTGTAGACAAGGCGGACCGTCTTTTACAGGTGTGTCAGGCTTTTCAGCAGCCTGCGGGAAAACTAACTTGTCCTGAACCTTCTCTTCATATAAAGCAAAGAACTCGTCAAGGCTCGCACTTTCCCCGTTTTCTTTAAAGGCATAGCGTAGAGTCTTCTCTCCACCAAAGTAAGGAAGGTTTAAATAATTACCTGTATCCCCTCTTTCTATCAATATCTCTGACTGTTTAGGGAATATTTCTCTACCTGCTTCACCTAATAGCCCTGCACAAGCCGTTAGGTACTTTTGCATTGTACCGGCGGGGACAGGTTCTTTAGTGAAACAATATATGTGTGCGCCTCCAGATTTACTTCGGAAAGTAATTAAAGGAAGCCCTAGCTTTTTCACACTTTCTATAATCTTAGCGTGATCTAAAGGATAGGTGTCAACATCTATCGCACCCCAAGTGCAAGAGTTATCTGAACGAATAGGAATGATACCCAACGAAGGGTCATGCCCATCAAAATGTTTTTGCCACAGATCCTTGGTCGGTGGTTTGCGTACAACGAAACCCTTACCGACGCTCTTGCCTTTCTCATTCTGACCACTAATTTTGTATGTACCATATGCGGAGTCTAACCCCTCAAATATGGACATAAACTTCTCAAGCTTTTCCATTCTTCTTTCTCAGGTAAAAAGCCCAGTGTTTCCACTGGGCTTTGATGCTAGAAAATGTTGTGGGCTTTCCCTTCTTGTTCATTCTCATCTTGAGGTTTAGCCTTAACTTCACCTGCTTTAATGCTCACAGCAAAATCTTTAGCCATGCCGTAAACACCCGCATCTCCAACTGCACCTACCTTTTCAATCTCCCAACCATGCCATTTACCCTTGTCGTTAGACTCGCTCATGATTGTCAGCCTGTAAATCTGACTAAACATTGGCGGGGTAAATAGACCATTCGCACCCTGCATCTTTATAGACTGCATCATGCTGTTCCACTTGCGGCTCTTCTTAAGCTGAGTGGACTTCATTACGATAAGCGCCGGACTAGGTACGCCATTCTCATCAAGAACCATCACAAAATGTTGTGCAGAATTCTCGATGTAATTACCATTATCTAGATAGTCTTTGTTATCTCCCGGCTCCCGATGGGTGCGAGACAAAATGTCTGACGTAGCAGGGTAAATGTTGACAGGACCGCCGCTGCCTTGACCACGTGGCGCCCATTCAATGTACTGTCGGACATAAGCACAAGGGATAACTTGAATGCCTTTTTTGCCGTCAAACAGCTCGCCAGTTACAGAGTTGTAGATCATACCGGGACTTGCCCCATCTACTTCACCAATCTCAGGCGACATATTTGTTAAGATGCGAAGAAAGGGAAGCGCAAGATCGTCTTGTCCCATATCCTCAAAACCACTAACGTCTTGTTCAAAATTGACGCTTAACGCTACTGCTGTGTTGCCTTTCACTGCTACTTCAGTCGTTTCTGCTTTAGCCATGATTCTCGTTCCTATTTTCGAATTACGATTTTATGATTGCTTTTTGACCTATGTAAGCGCCAAACAGCTCTGTGGGAAACTCATTTCCCCTTTCTACTTGCTCCTTAACCCAAGCTTTCAGGGTCATAGGCTCAATCTTCTCGGCTTGTTCGACTGGATAGCCTTCCGTACCAAGTAGACCTAATAGACGAGAACAAAGCTCGTCTTCGCCACGTCCAAATCGGACACTGACTGTGTTCTTTATAATGTCATCCATCCCATGATCCCTGAGCCATTGAAAAGCCTCGGCTTTTCTGGCCGCAGAGATACTGGCAGAGTAGAAGTCCTTAAGCTCTACCTTAGAGCCGTCTTCCATCATAAACGCCTTCATCCCCGACTCTGCAAGGGCTTCAGGTATTGCTTGTTCAGTTAACTTTCTAAACTGATCCTTCCGCTCCTTGATGACTTCTTCCAGTTCTTCGACTTCAGTCTGCAAAACTTTAGCTCGCTTCGCTAAGGCGGCTATGCCTTTAATCTCGTCGTCGTTGATCGTGAGGGCACTAGCGTCTGTTTCAAAATCAATCATTATCACCTCCTCGGTGTGGGAAAATATCAATCTGTATCGGGAGATAACGCCTTTCCTGTTTGTCCCACTTCAAACATTTAAATCTACCATTATTCTTAGCTGCTGCGACCGTTGCTAATATTGCAATAGCCGTAGGGTCACCTATGAACAGAAGATAATCATCATCACTGAAATTTTCAAGAACGCGCTTGATCCGTGAGACGGTAGGCGCGGACGAAAAAATAATTTGAGACTGCGACGGAGGAAGAACAACTTCTATCTCGCCGTAATCTAATGCGGGCGCGATATTGTGTTTGGGACTTTCAGAGACAACAAAAACTTTAGGCACTTCATTCTCCTTTCTTTTGGGTTTCGCAAAAGCGAGCGGGTAGTGTACAATGAATTTCTGAGCGGCTGCAAGTCGCTTTACAAAGAAAGGAGAAAAAAATGGAAGACATCTGGCTCGAGCGTTATGCGTTTAAAAATAAGCCCTTTGATCATCAACGTAAGTACCTAGAGCGTTTCTGGAAAAAGCCTGTAGCTGCATTGTTTGCAGACATGGGTACAGGTAAGTCATTCATGGTGATCAATAATATCGCTATGCTTTATGACGTGGGTAAAATAAACGCAGCTCTGATCATAGCCCCTAAGGGCGTGTACAGAAACTGGGTGGATCAAGAACTGCCTAAACATCTGCCGGATCATATCATTCACCGCACGGCGCTTTGGACACCTAACCCTCGTAAGGCCGAGAAGGTAGGGCTAGAGAGATTGTGGGATGTGTCCGATGACCTGAAGATATTAGTCATGAACGTAGAGGCGTTGTCCACGAAGAAAGGGTTTGAGTATGCCAAGCGTTTTGCTATGTACACCAAGTCGTTTATGGCGATTGACGAAAGCACTACTATAAAAACTCCGACCGCTAAACGTGCGAAGAATGTACTTAAAGTAGGGCAACAAGCGTTGTATAGAAGGATCATGACGGGTTCACCTGTCACCCGAAGCCCGATGGATCTTTACCAACAATGTGCTTTTCTGTCAGAGGATTGCCTTGATGCGCCGAGCTTTTACTCCTTCCGAGCAAGGTATGCCATCGTGGTTGAGCAACAGATGGGGTCACATAGTTTTAAGAAGATAGTTGGCTACCGCAAGCTTGATGAGCTTAAGCAGAAACTTGATGTGTTTAGCTATCGGATAACTAAGGAAGAGTGCCTTGATCTGCCGCCCAAGGTCTTTATCAAGCGCGAAGTGGTGCTTACTCCAGAACAGCTCCAAGCTTATAACGACATGAAGACGATGGCTTTGGCGCTTTTCGATCAGGGCATGACTACGACTGTGAATGCGTTGACTCAACTAATGAGATTACACCAAATCACCTGCGGTCACTCAAAACTTGATGATGGGACAGAGGTAAATATTCCGACTAATAGGCTTACGGAAATGATGTCCGTGGTCGAAGAGACATCAGGCAAGGTTATTATCTGGGCAAATTACAGGCATGACATCGAGGCCATCAAGCTTGCTCTTGCAAAAGAGTACGGCATGAACGCAGTCGGCACATACTACGGTGACACAGACGACGAAGAGCGTAGGCGCGTGGTCCGTGAATTCCAAGACCTCGACAGTGAGCTCAGGTTCTTTGTTGGAAATCCGAGGACAGGTGGGTACGGACTTACGCTCACAGCAGCGGATACAGTTGTGTACTTTAGTAACAGTTTCGACCTAGAAGTGCGTTTGCAGTCCGAGGATCGCGCTCATCGCATTGGGCAAACTAAGTCAGTCACTTATGTAGATCTTTTTGTACCTGGCACAATTGACGAAAAGATAGTCAAGGCTTTGCGAGCTAAGATAGATATTGCCAACGAGGTGCTTGGCGAGGAGATGAAGAATTGGTTGATTTAATCCCCATAAAAAAGCTGTATCAATATGTTTCACTTCAGAGACAAGATTTACCCGAGGGCCGACGTTACATTTATGGTGAGCAGAAACTGCCGAGTGTGACTACTGTTTTGTCTGCTACCAAAAGAGATAAGGGTGCCCTTGATGCGTGGGTCGCGCGCGTAGGTGAAGCAGAAGCGGAGCGTATTAAAAACGAAGCGTCATTAGTTGGTACCTATTTGCACGAAGTCATTGAACGTATGGTCGCGTACCGAAATCTGCCCCGTCCGACAAACTGGGAGATGTGTAAAGGTTACGAGCTTGGGTACAAAATCATTAACACTTATTTTCACAATGTGAATGAGATTTGGGGGTCAGAAGTCTCGCTTTACTACCCTGAAAAGTACGCAGGGACCACTGACTTGGTCGGCGTTTACAGGGGCAAGCCTGCCATCATCGACTTTAAGCAGAGCAACAAGCCAAAGAAGCGCGAGTGGATTGAGGATTATTTCTGTCAACTTGCAGCCTATGCTTTAGCTCATGACAAAATACACGGCACTACCATAGACAACGCTGTTGTCTTAATGGCTGTACGATCAGACGGAAGCACTGCGGAGTTCTCTACTGCAGGGCGTGAGTTCCAAGGCTATAAAGACCTCTGGATGCGCCGAGTTGATCAGTTTCACGAGGCACAAGAGAAGACAGGAGTATGTGATGAGCAAGAAAATGACTGAGCTATTTAATTCCGTGCCGATCAAAAAAACACGGAATCAAAAGCTTATGGAGAAAATAAACGCAGCAGATGTAGCCCCTTTGAAAGATCAAAAAGGCGTAGTAACTCCAAAGCAATGGAAGTTTATTATGAGCCTCTGCGATGATGAGGGGAAAGTCACCCTTAAAGAAGCAGCCATTAGAGCCGGTTACCCCAAAGAACGTGCCACACAGACTGCAAACGATCTAACTAATG